AATGATTATCCGTTAACATAAACAAGTTTGCCATACCATGTATCCTCAACCGCAACAATCATCAGCCTTTCCCATAGTTTCTGACCGAAATACCGGCGGTTGGTTCTGTAACAGTACTCGTCCAGATAATTCTGTAAGTACTTATCGCTTACCCAATGGTGAGTACCCAACAATGAGCGCTTGGCATTGGAAATCATGGTGTGTACCCAGGGCAACACTTTGTCGGCCAGTTTTGAGTCGATCTGATAGTACTGATGGTTCTTTACCACTGTACTCAGTTTTTCATAACCTGACCAGCCATCCGAGATAATGGAAGCCTTACTGTCAACAGCTTTTTCGATCTCCTTATTGATCTCTTTAGACCCCAGGGTTTCCATGACCTTCATCTTAACAAAACGGAAGGAACGCCCTTTCTTACCACCCGTCAATGTGGCCTTATCGGGATCGCTCACGAATTTCGACATGACCATTACTTTTGCCTGCTTTTGGCTCCCACGGCCGCGCTTTCTCTTTTCCCGCTTGCCGGTCAGGGGATTAATGACCCGTTCCTTTACCACCTCCATGAATGCATCGTCCAATTCAACTTCCCCATCCAGCTTGTACCTGGATTCCCGATTGCCCATTCCAGCCCGTATTTTATGCATCATTGCCCAAATCGGCTCATAGCGCTTATGCCCAAGCATATGCTGCATTTCGAGGGCAGAAAAGCTCTTTTTGCTGATCGACATCAGGAACATCGTCATGATCCAATAGCGGTAAGGAAGTTTCGAAGCTTCCAAAATCGTGCCACTTCTCAAGGTCGTCCTGAACCTACAGTGCTTACACTCATATTGCCAAATGCTTTGCTGCCAGTAGTGTTCCCGGCTTCCGCACTTCTTGCAAACAACGCCAACCTTGTCCCTGTAACTCTTGAACAGTGTCTTGCATTTCTCTTCGTCAGAGTACTCAGTGATAAACCGTACCAGTTCCATAGTTTCTCAATTTTTCACTAAGATACTATATTTATTAATACGGATAATCATTTAATAAATATACATAATATCCAATAATAACAGACTTTCAGATGATAGTCAATGTAATATGAAGAAAAAAAAATTTGTTTGTATTGGTGAATTGTTGAAATTTGATGTGCAGCATTTCCTTCTAAGCTACTTCAAGTAGCGTGCAGCGAGACTTTTATTCCACAACTGGAAATGCCACTTTTCATTAGAAACAAAACATATAATAATATGGAAAATATAATTTGTCAATCTTGGTGGTACTGGTTAATTGCTGCCGTAATATCTATTTATCAAGGGATTAGAGGTTTTATTGTTCAGAATCAAATAGTTGAACTACAAAAGAACCAACTTTTAGATGAAATGAAACCTATTGAATTCAACATAGAAAGTAATGTAGAATTAAATAACCATCTTGATAAAAAAGAAAAACTGAAATCAGAATGGATGAAAATAAAGGAAGATAAGTTTGTTATTTACGCCAAAGCTAATTATCAAACCATTTGGCTAAGAGCAATACCATATTGTTTCTTTTATTTCATAACAACTCTTTTAGGTTTTATTGCCTTATTTTTTGTATATTATGTAATCGCAAATACCTGTAATTTAAATGATATCTCTGGTGGAACTGCTGCAATACTAATATTTGCTGTTTTATATGGAATAATTGGAATAACAGGACAACTTCCTTACCTTATAGAACAAGGGAAATTACCGAAATAATTGTATTCTCACTCGTCAATTATTAATTATGGAAACAAAACATTTTTTAAAAAAATCAAAAAACTCACAACCTATTTTTTTCATGATAATTGCACTTGTGTTCATCGGATTGCTTTTTCTCAATGAATATGTGGGATGTTTTGATAACCAATTCTTGTATGCATTATTTACATTATTGGCAGTTTTTATTACAGCGTTTTTTCTTATGCAATCTCTGAGCCAGAGTCAAATATCCAATAAGTTATACATTTATGAAAAACGCTTTAATACATTAACTGAAAAATCAGATAAACTAATTAAGAAAGCAAAGAAAACTGTATTTACACCTGATGGCTATCACCGGATTAATAACCGAATCTCCATAAACCATTCACCTACTTTTAAATCATTTACAATTTACTTTAGTTCAATTTTACAGCAGTTGCATAAAAATTTAAATAGATACATCGTACCAGACCTACAAAAAGCAACTTTTAATTTCCAAGAGGCTTCACTATATGATGTGTCACAAATTTCTATTGAAATCGAGATGGTATCGCTGGCATTTGACCAGTATCATGATTTAGTAAATAATGTCTTTCATTTGGTCAAAGAAATAAACGATTCTCAAATAGTGGATGAATGGAAAAAAGAGCTTTATATGAAACTCACACCTGCAATAGAAGGATATCTTTCTTTTGTTAGTATTTATGAAAGCCAAGAAGCTAATCAACACTTAGAATATAGAAACATTTCAATTGACTCTGTAAATTGTACTGGCAGTTACAAAGAATCAATGATAAACACGCTTTTTTTAAGTTATAGGGAGTTTCTTATGCAAGTTGTAATGGATTATAAATTAATTCCAGAGTTAAAGAAAAGATAAATCATTTATTTCGAAATTTTAAAAAAATAGGTCCGTCAAAACTGACGGACCTATTTTCATTCAGCCAGGACCGGCTGACCAGCCTGAAATGTTAAAAATCTTAAAAGATAGGGTCAGGGCTCCCTTTTCAATGGCGTTTCAAAAATTGCTCAGTAGGTAGTTTATATCATATTGTAATACTCAGCATTAGCTATAACTAAATAGTGTTTTATATACAGTCTCATCATAGTTTCCTTAAAGGTAGGAATAAATAATTTCCCAACTGTCAGGAGAGCTACTAAATAGGATTGTGTATAAAACTGAGTTGGACTAAGCCGAGGTTTACTTTGGGCATACAATCGATTTGAGATTTAACAAGATAGACCATGAGGGAACCTCACAGAAAGTTAATTCCCATCTATATCCAGCGTAATAAAATGCAAGAAAGTGAAAATAATCTGCCAATAGTATTGCTTATTGAGCACAATTGCGTATTTTTATTGTACACTATAAAGAAGGAGCAGCAATGATCAAATCTGATGTCATCATTGGTATTGACCCAGACGTAAATAAAAGTGGCTTTGCCCAGCTCGATAGTAAAACTATGGACATCACAATCGATACCCTGACGTTCCCGGAGCTTATTAAGATGCTGAGAAAGGTCAAAGATCAGGCTTGTGCTGATCGGAAGGTTCTACGGGTTGCATTGGAAGCAAGCTGGCTCATCTCTCATAACTGGCATATTGGTAACGGACAGGTCCGGGGAGCAGGAGCAATAGCTAAAACAGGGTACAACGTCGGTAGGAACCATCAGGTAGGGCTTATGATCGTGCAGTATTGCAAGGCAATCGGTATTGACGTTATTGAGCAGTGGCCATTGAAGAAATGCTGGAAAGGGCCAGACGGGAAGATCACACATGCTGAGCTGGCGCACTTTGTTCCTGGGCTGCCCTCCCGGACAAACAGCGAAGAACGGGATGCAATTTTACTGATGTGGAATGAGGCCAACCTACCCATGAAGATAAAAATATAATCAAACAATTGCTTATCGAGCCATATTAAGCGTACTTTTATCCAAATAAATCAATTAGGGGAGGAAGCTACTTGCAGATAAGGATTTCCCTATTTGCCATGCAGTAATCAGGACCATGAAGAAGACAGTCAAAATATCACAGTTACAGGTCAATAAGGACAATCCTAGGGCTATCACTGAATACATGCTGGATAAGCTCATTGACAGCATTCTGATATTCAGCGATATGCTTGCCTACAGGAACATAGTTATCTCGAAGGAGAAAGTCATTTTGGGAGGCAACCAGCGGTTTCTTGCTTTGAAGGCTATCTCTGAAATGGACTTTAACGATTTGCTGGATCGGCTATTAGTTCTGGACATGTACACCGACATGCACCCAGACAAGCAATTTGAGATACAAGGCTACTGGGAGAAATGGCTAAGCAAACCAGTCATAGAGGTCACAATTGCAGATGATCTGACAGAGGCCGAGCAGAAGGAATTTATTGTCAGGGACAATGTACGTTCCGGGTATGACAACACTGACATGCTGAAGCAGCACTTTGACATTGATGAAATAGAGAGCTACACCGGGAACGTGGACCAGAACCTATTTGACTTTAACAACAGGATCAATGACAAGGATATTGAGAACAATCCCATCGGTCTAAACAAGCTGAAGTGCGGCTATGTGGTATCAATTTTATCTGAGCCTGAACTAACTTTTCTCATGGAGCAATATAACGCATCAGTTGAGCGAAACGGGTCAGATGAGTTCTTTGTAAGGGAGGTCTTGTTATGCAAATAGACGTCAAAACCTTAATCCCCAGCCCGATCAATCCGGGAGTAATCGACCTGAGAGCAAAGAGACTTCTGACACAGAGTCTGCTTACGTTCACAAAAATGATCCAGCTACGGCCTCTTATAATCACGAAGGCAAACGTGGTATTGTCCGGGAACCAGAGGCGTGACTGCTATATTGATATCCTAACCCTGACCGGGGAGGACATCAGAACAGAGCTGGCAGAAAACCTGAAGTATCAGGCTCTGGCCCCGGCGCAGCAGGATGAGCTTATTGAATACTGGAACCAGTGGAAGAAAAACCCTCTAGTCTCTATACTGGTCAGTGAACTACCCGAAGACAGGGAGAAAGAGCTGATCATAAAAGACAACCTTGCCTATGGAACCTTTGACATGGAGATACTGAATGAACAGTATAGTCGGGAGGAATTGCTGCTTTATGACGTTATCAATGACGAAATGAAGCAGTTGGACCCCAGCATGGTCCTGCCGCCCGGAAGGCCGGGCGCCCTGCCGAGACAAGTGGATGTTCTGCGATTTGGGGACATCAGTGTCAGTATGACTAGAGATGAGTATGACGAGCTGAAGGAGAAGTTTGATAGGCATACCGAGAACACTGGTACATCTTATGGATTTGTAACCGCAATAATGAAACAGTATGAACTTTGAAACCGTCCAAATAGCCAAGATCAAACCGGCAGCATATAACCCACGTAAGCTGTCTGAGCAGGGCCTGATTGATTTGATTGGAAGCATCACAACGCTGGGCTTCATCCTACCGATCATTGTCAACCGGGACAACCTGACCATTGTAGCTGGCCACCAGAGGACCACCGCTGCCAAAGCGATCAAGCTGACAGAGGTCCCGGCCTTTTATATCCGGGGAGTAGACCTGCATGATGAAATCCTGTTCAACCAAATTCACAACGGGATTGAGTACGAACCGAAAGTCAGCGGCACATGCAGCGAGAGCCGGGAACGTGGCTTCCACAGCTTACCCATAACCAGCTTCACTTGCCCGGACTATAATGTGATTGTGGCAAATGAAATATGCCGTCTCATTATCAAATATGGCGATCCGCTTTGTGCCATTGTTTGTGAGGGAGAGGTGGTGTTCGGGAACAATTACATCTATGCCTGTAAGACGCTGAACAGAGATGTTCATGTGTCTTTCATCAACAAAGAAGAGTTGGGCAAGTTCAAGTACTATTTCTCCCGGCAGTATGGAGTCTTCAATTATGAGAAAGTCGAACGTCAGGATTATGTTCAAGGACTGGCACAACCGAACCGGGCCGGTGGTGTTGACTGGTCACCTTTATACCGGACGGTCCTGCCGGCAATATCCAAGCTGGGAAAGGATATTCATGTGCTGGACTTTGGCTGCGGCAAGGGAGCCTTCATAGGGAAGATGAACAAAGTATTGGGCTACCGGAATACAGTCGGTCTGGAGTTCTTCAATCATAATCGTGTCGGCATAAGCATTGAACGAGGCCAGCTTATGATCGACAGGTTCATCCAAAGCATAAAGCGGCATGGCCTGTTTGACGTTGTGATATGTGATGCAGTCATAAACAGTGTAAACAGTCAGGAGGCTGAAGACGCAGTTATGGGTTGCCTCAATACATTCTGCAAGCCCGGAGGAAAGATATTCTTTTCAGGCCGGCGCCGAGAGGATATTGAGGGTCGGTATAACTACAAGAAGGCAGCGACAATCGAGAGGTACATCCACTTCCCGGACACCAACGGACTGTCTGCCATTCTCAGGGAGGGGCAGTGGTACTTTCAGAAGTTCCTGTATGAAGCCCAGGTCGATGCTATTATCGCCAAGAACAACCTGCTCCCATTCAACAGGTATAATAGCTCCGGGTATTACGGTGTAGGTGCGACAAAGATCAGCAACATCAGCCGGGAGGAAATGATTAAATCAATCGACTTTGAGTTTGATCTGGACCTTCCAAACAACCAGAGGTACGGGAGGCAAAACGAAGTAAAAGAATTGCTCAAATTGATGTAAATATGCTTGTCGATATTTGCATACTAACCTGATAATGATTAACTTAAAGGAATAAACCGTATAAAATGATAACGATTAAAAGACTTGAATTAAAGAAGACCTACCGGATAGAGTGGCTCCGGTACATTACCGGAGTTGATCTGACCCAGCATTGCATGAAATCATTTCTAGGGACCAATGATCGCCGGATTCAGGGATACAAAAGAGGATATTACGATATCAACCTGAAGGAAGGGTATCAGTATTATTATTTCTGTGCAGTGCATGAAGACTGGATTTGGGAGAACAATGTTCACATTGCCTTCAGGGAGAAGACCGGCTCCAGAATAATCATTGACAACGAAAGGGTCACTTGCCTGATTGAAAACGCTGAAGGGATTCCTATTTACAATACCTCAATCGACCACAATTTACCACAGGCCAGCAATAAGCTGTTTTACACTTGCCGAAACTGGATGTTTGCCAATATGATCAAAAACACATTTACGACACAGAACACCCTTTTTAATGGATAAAAAGCCAGAGAAAAATAGGGGAGGGAGAAAGAGCTTGTACAAGGGGCCAGAAACAGACCAGCTTGTTTACAAGCTCTGCTTATTGGGCGCAATTGACACCGAAATATCAGACATACTTGGTATTAGGACATCTACCCTGAACAACTGGAAGCGCATGTTTCCTACGTTTATGGAGTCCATAAAAAAAGGGAAGGCCATAGCTGACAGTAATGTGGCTGCAACCCTGTACCGCCGGTCAATCGGTTATGAGTTCATGGAGGTTACAACCGAGACGGATGTATCAGGTGACGCTCCGGTAGTAAAAACCCGGAAGACCACGAAGCACCTTGCGGCTGACCCTACTTCAATGATATTCTGGCTAAAGAACAGGAGACCGGACTTGTGGAAGGACCGCAGGGAGCTGACAGGCAAAGACGGGGCAGACCTGATCAGTTTGCCCTCTCTGGATTTGTCAAAATTGACAGCAGCTGAGAGGGACGTTTTGAGGAAGATAGGCGAGAAGAGTTTTAATGACCAAGAATGAAAAATATGTTCAGCTGGGAAGAATGGTTCTTGCGGATGACTGTAAGCACAGCTTTTACAATTTCGTGCTTCAGTTCTGGGAGGTCATCATTAAAGAATCGTACTCAGAGAACTGGCACATTAAGTATCTATGTGACGAGATGCAGAAGCTGTCGGAATATATTGTCAAACGTCTTCCGAAGCCTTACGATCTCATCATTAACATCCCACCGGGAACCACCAAGTCAACGATTGTGACGATTATGTTCCACCCCTGGCTCTGGACTCTGGACCCGACAATCAAAGTCATCACCAACTCCTATTCCAATTCCCTCTCAATAGAACATGCCACCAAGTCGAAGGATATAATTATCTCTGACAAGTACCGGGCCTTATTCCCTGACGTAGAGATCAGGAGGGATAAAAGCGGCAAGCAAAACTATGAGAACACGCTTACAGGATTCCGTTATGCAACTTCAACCGGTTCCACCATTACCGGCTTCCATGCTCATATCATTCTGAATGATGACCCTCAGAATCCCAAACAGGCCAACTCAGAGTTACTGAGGCTTCAGGCTATTGAACATGTAAAGACGCTCTCCAGCCGTAAGGTCGATAAGGAGAATACTCCCATGATCACTATAATGCAGAGGTTGAACGAGCAGGATGTGACGGGGTATTTGCTGGCGCAAAAGCAGGACAAAGTAAGGCATCTCTGTCTGCCGGCCGAAGCTACCGGGAGCATCAAACCGGAGTCGTTACGGAGCAATTACGTGGATGGACTTTTGGACCCAAAGCGATTGAGTAGGAGGGTACTTGATGAAGCAAAAACCGATCTGGGGAGTAGGGCTTACTCAGGCCAATTTGAACAGAATCCGGTAACTGAAGGTGGTAATATCATAAAGAACGAGTGGTTCAGATATGTCTCTTATTCTGACTTCAGACGCATGGCAAAGGATGCCAACCCTCCAGTGATATTCTTCATTGACACCGCTTACACTGACAGCGCAGAGAATGATCCTACAGGCTTAATCGGAGCCTGTAAGATAGGGAACGAGCTTTACGTTGTGGCTGCAAAAAAGGTAAGCATGAGGTTCCCGGACCTGATCAAGTTCATTCCCGGATACGTTAAGGCTCATGGCTACACCAGCAGCAGCTCGATCCGTATTGAACCAAAGGCAAACGGGATCAGTGTTGTGGACCAGTTGGTAAGGGATACCAACCTGAATGTCTGCATGACACCTACACCCAAAGACTCTAAAGAGACCCGGCTTAACAGTATCAGTCCTCTGTTTGAGTGTGGGCGGATCTATCTGGTAGCGGATAACTGGAATGATGAGTTCGTAGGAGAGATAACAGGCTTTCCTGCCAAAGCTCACGATGAGTACGTGGACCTTATCTACTATGCTGCTGACCACCTCTTAAACTCAACCCAGCAGATTGACGAACAGGCATTACTAAACATATTCAGATAACGACAATGGACACAATTGACTTTAAAGGACAGATAGCAGACATCATTGATGCTATTAAGGAGAGCAAGGCAGTCATGGTCCCGGCATGGGACACACTGGCAAAAGAGTATGACCCCAAGCAGCACGAAATAGTGACTGACACAACGAGCCGCAAAGACAAGGTACGCCCTGATGGAACTACCGAAAAGGTTGCCAGGGTCACTTATGGAATGCAGAAGCTCTCAGCCAAGCGAATGACCCAGATGGCTTTTGCGATCCCAGTGAAGCGACTATACAATACAGATGACGACCCGGTTAAAAAGGCACAGGCTGACGCAATAGAAGCTGTGTACATAAAGGCACGTATGGACACAGTGAACCGCAAGCGCATGAAGGCCTATTTTGCTGCATGTGAGATAATGACTATTTGGTATCCGGTGCAAGGCAAGAATAAACATTATGGCTTTGACTCCAACTGGAAGCTGAAGTGCAACACGTTCTCTCCGATGGACAGCAAATTTTCTATGCTATCTACTGCAAGTATCTATCCGGTATTTGACAAGTACAAGGACCTGATTGGTCTGGCCTATGAGTACATGGTGACTGAAGAGGCTAAAGAGATGACGTACTTCCATATCTACACCAGCCAGCAGGAAAAGATTTACCGTCAGGAAGGCACTGGCACATGGGAGGACCTCAGTGGTGAAGACTCCAGTATCAGTATCGGGAAGATACCTGCACTCTACCTCTGGAGGCCCATTCCGATCTGGGAGGATATAACAGGTAACGTTCACCAGATGGAGCTGTCTTTATCAAGAGAAAGCGATATCCTGAAGCGTAACTCAGCCCCGATCCTGAAGGTGAAGGGGAAACTTGTCGGAGGCCAGCCAGCGAATGAGGTTGCCAGAGAAGTTTACCAGATGGACGGGGACGGTGATATCAGTTATGTAACATGGTCCCAGCAGATTGACGCCATGAAGTATTACACTGACACCCTGAAGCAGAACATGGAGGAGGAGTTACAGCTGCCCAACCTTTCATTTGACAACGTGAAGTCGATCAGTGCGATCACTGAAGGAGCAAGGAAGACCCTGCTGGCTGACGCACACCTGAAGGTAGGTGATGAGGGTGGCGACATGATTGAATTCTTTGACCGTGAGTGCAACGTCATTAAAGCTTTTCTGGGAGAGATGAACAGCAGCTGGAAAAGCACGATCATGGATTTAGAGGTCGAGCATATCATTACTCCGTTCATCCAGAACGATGAGTCAGCCCAGATCGACAAGATCACGAAGGCAACCCAGAAGCCTGTTATGTCACAGAAGACCGGCATTGAGAAGCTGGGGGTGGTGACAAACATAGATCAGGAGTATAAACAGCTGCAGGATGAAGAAAAGAGGGCCAATGATTCCTCTGTATTTGAGACAGCAGGGACCAATGAATAAGTGAAAGTCAGGGCTGATGCCAGTAGAAATAAATTACGACCAGAGGCACTTCAAAAAGCTTGAAGGGCTTTATGTGAAGAAGATCGAGCAGCTTTACATGTTTGCTACCAGAGAAGCTGCCAGCGTGGTTGCTGGTATCGGTCCTGATATCGATTTAACCAAGCCATTCATCTTTGCTGACTACCCCCAGACGAAGCAAAAAGCCGATCAGCTATTTAAGTCATTCAAGTTGAAGCTGACCAGTACGCTCAGGGATGCGACAGAACAAGAATGGGATATGGCTTCAAAAAAGAATGACCAGCTTGTCAACCGAGTTCTCAGATCAACTTCATTCAAGAGGAAACAGGTCGAGCATTTATACAACCGCAATCTGGAAGCACTGGCAGCATTCCAGGCCCGGAAGTCTGCCGGCCTGAATTTGTCTGACCGTGTCTGGAAGTACACAAACCAGCTGAAAGGTGAACTGGAGATGGGTGTTGATGTGGGATTGTCTGAAGGAAGGTCAGCAGGGCAGCTCAGCCTTGATTTAAGGCGTTACCTCAAAGAACCTGATAAACTGTATAGGAAGGTCAGAGATAACCGAGGGGAGCTTGCTTTGAGCCAACAGGCAAGGAAGTATTCACCGGGACCCGGAAGCTACAGGAGTAGCTACATGAATACGATGCGTCTGGCCCGGACGGAAGTGAACATGGCATACCGGCAGTCAGACTTTGAACGTTGGCAGAAGCTGGACTTTGTAGTAGGCTTTGAAGTCCGCAGGTCAAACCACGTTTTTATCTGCCCGATGTGTGACTCCCTGGTCGGACGTTACCCCAAAAATTTCAAGTTCTATGGCTGGCATCCACAGTGCCGCTGTTATGCCGTTCCGATCTTAAGCAGAACAAAGGACTTTATTGAACGGGAGAAGCAGCGAATGGTAGGAGAGCAACTTAGTCCACACAAGGCTTCCTCAGAGGTGAAAGACGTACCGCTGTCATTCAAGAAATGGGTGGCAGACCACAAGGAGCAATATGCCATGGCAAAGTCTGAGCCGTTCTTTATCAGGAATAATCAGAGGTATATCAAGCAATAGAAACTGAGAGGCGTACTTCGTGATAGTATTAATAATATTCCTGTTTTTGGAATAATGTGTACCTTTAGTAAACATATAACAAGATGGCGGTAATTCCTTGGGCGTAGCCTTACCGAAAAAACGCATAATTAACTTTATGTCATTCAATTATGTTTAACAAATTAATATTAAAATATATTTTAAGAAAGGATGATGAAAGTTCGTTGTCACTTGGTGCAATTGATCAGCCTGGAGCTTTAATCGTGGTGATTAAAACAATAGATCTTTGGAATAGAGAGTCGTTTCTTAAGAAGATAAAAAGCGTTTTGTCGTTAACTTGGATTCCAACTGAGGAACTCGTAAATGAAGCACGCGAATCTATTTTTTATGACCAAGTATTTGGGCAACATCAAGACTTTTCAGAAGAATTATATAAATTATCAAAATGGCATAATTCAAGAGAATGGAGTATCCAAAATTTAACAGATTCCGATAGAAGTCGAGCGGAAGCACTTGACTCGATGACAATTCTTACTACAGAAGTTCATCAGGAAACCTCAGATCTACTTCATTTATGCTTGGGAGATAGATTTCCTTTTGTCTGCTTTCTAGTATATCCAATGATTGTTAAAATTCCGGTTATTTCAATTATGTATTATGTTTGTATACACAATTCATTCACTTTTAATTCTATACGTAAAGCCAACCATCCACAAGCCGATAAAATTATTGACTACCTGTATGAAGTTTTATATTTACAGCAGAAAACCGCAATTGCTTTACATGGTTTATTAAAATTAATCATCGACATAGAAAGACATAAAGCCGAGGCATTAATCACTAAATCAGAGATAGATGCTGTCATTATTGCGGACTCTTTATTCTCCTATTTAAAAGCATGTGTCGAAAAGAACATTGTTCTAGTTGGCTTAATTTATGGAATATTAAACTTAGATAATAAGCATGAACACCGCAAAAAGATAAAATCATTATCGGATAATATTCCAAGAAAAGTTCTCGACTTATATTACGTAAAATTCATGTTGGAATACTTCTCTTCTGAGAACCTTGATGAATTAAATGACTATCGATCAGGATTACTTCACAAGAGGGAGATTTCGGACTTGCAGCCACATAAATATTTTGGCAAAAAAGCAGAAACCTTGCCACTTAAAAGAATATTTCAAATCCTCCATGAACAACATACTAAAAATGCATCAGTATTAATTGGCACACTAGCTATGCTAACAGACACTTTGGTTGAATTAGATTCTCCTAAAGAGAATGTAGAAGATATTTACAAGATTCTAACAAGTGAATAAAACGTCAATAGAAAATTGGAACAATTGCAAAATTAAACAAATGAGATACAAAAGAATTAATATTGAGTATTGGACAGATCCATATGGAACTGATTTTATAGGACTTAATGATCTCGTCAAAAATATGGATCAGAATTACCTTTTGACAATAAATAGAAAAAGGACTGATGCATCTGGAGGAGGATTATATGATTTATTAGTAAAAATTACTGAAGAAATTTCTATCCTGGATTTAGCTCAAAGCTATGTGCAAGATGGAGTAAAAGTACTAATTGGATACTCACTCCATTCCTTGTTGAAAGAACTCAAGTTGCTTTTTAAGAATAATCAAAATCTTAGACCTAGCTTAGATATTCTATACTTAGATTACAAAGACTGTCAGGTCATAATTTACAACTTATATGAATCAAGCATTGAGCATACTATTCAAAATATTTTGAAACACCTTTGTCAATTCCAGTTAAATCACCAAGAGGATTTTGGCACAATTAAAAAGATTCATATTCCAGTTATCAATTATAAAGATTATTATGGTTTATGCGAATTTCGAGTCAAATTAGAAGTTGATGAGCCAATTACTGAATTTACAAAGGATTATTACTTCAAATTTTGGGGGTTAACTACAAAAAATGGGAAATTTGTGTATGATATAAAAAAGGATAAAATAACTAACCAAGTTTTTTTTACTCAAAAAAGCTATAACAAACTGTTCGACAAGGCCTTCAAAGACGGAAAAATAAAATAAACCACTGCCCAAACGGACCATTTGGGTAAGTTGTTTGTCATGGTTTTTGCCAATGCGAGAATTAAGTAGTAACAGGATAACCCTGCATCGCACCACTGCGACTCTGCGCCAACTGCACATACCGCCGAACGTTGTAAGCAATGCAGAAAAAATTTGGACCTAAAAAGAGATTAGTTTAAATAATCAATACCTAAATTACATAAAGTCCTATGAAAAATACGTGTTTGTTATTTGACTTAATCCTAGTCTGGATTAAAAGATTGCTTTGCGGAAGGAATAAATTTATTTGCCTTTTTTTGGGATTTAATTTCATAATATCAGGGAATGTAGTTATAGCACAAAACTGGAATTATCAAACCATCAATGATGAATTTGAAGGTAAAATTAAATCGTGTAGTATTGAAGGAATTGGTTCTTCTTCACCATATTATAGACCAGTTTTTATTATGAACAAAAAGATTATGTCTGAAAATCCTGATACAATTATAAAATCTGATTATGAGAGATATCGAGAACAAAAGGAGCCTGCGCAGGAACCTCCTAGGGAATCAATAAATATTTACTTATCAAATGTTCCTTATGGAGGTTGTGCCAGTAATAAGGTAAAGATTAAGATTGATATATCAGAAACGATTTTTTTACCTAAAGTTTCGACAAATCCAGGTCATGAAGAATGGTTTCTGGAATTCATTTATGAAGAGGAATATAATGAATTCATTAATTTAATTAGAGCAGGTAAGCAAATGACAATTAGGTTATCAAGTGACTGTTTAGATAATTATACAGCAAGGTTTTCATTAATGGGTTCATCAAGAGCAATCAATTATATAACAAATCTTTAATCAATATATTAATTCAAATAATTGTAATGCACAGCTTACAACAGCGTGTATAAGCCATTGCTGGCAGCGAGTTTGCGTAGGTCAGTTCTTTTGGTTAGGCCGTGCTAACTCGACAACAAAGCGCTTTGAACACGCAACGGCTCATACACGCGGGCGTTAGCGGCAATTAACTCAAATACTGCAACATGAACACAGACAACATCTATTGGTATTTCAGCACCTCAGCACAATCTATAGCTGCTTTTATTGGCTTTCTTACTGCAGGTTTTTACTTTGTGCAAGATAAATTTGATACTTTAAAATCAACAGATGAGACTTTGGAGCCAATTATAAAAGAGCTCAAACATAAAAATTTCATTAAGCTAAAAGTATTATGCTATTTAACTGGGACTTCCATAATATCAAGTATCTCGCTTGTATTTCTTAATAAATATTATATTCCAAATTTCTGTGTTTATGTTATTGCTGCCTCAGTAATTAACATTGTCACAATAATATGGGCAATTAATTTTATCATCACAATAATTAATCCTGACAAAATCGAGAACACGGCAAAGAAGCTAATAAGTCAAAATAAAGATTTAAATGCTGGTAATGAAAGTGATACTATTAAGATTGGAGAATTCCTAGAAAAATTTATTAAACTTGAAAACCTGGTTAGAAATTCGTTTTCAAAACTTGGGTTTGAAATTCAAGTAGAAAAGAATGAAAAACCACCTTATAGACTACATGATCTCTTTATGATGCTATTTCAACTTGAGTTAATCCAACTTGATACGCTTGGGCAACTTAATGAGATAAATAGAATACGGAATCTTGCCGCCCACGGTCAAATAGAAAGAGTGGATAAAAAGTACGATATCATGCTTGATGATCTTATACAAAGAATAGATGGTTTGAAAAGATAACTGCCGCTAACAGGTCGGTATATGCAATTGGCTTCTATGCTGCGGCTCTGCGGCAACAGACCCATACGACGACCGTTAGCGTTCATTATAAACAAGAAATAGCCTGCTCAGACCAAGATGTAAATACTCTATTCAAACAATTAAATATCTTAAAGATCATCACCTATTAAGAAAAAACGTTAATAACTGATGCATGCACCTCTAGCTCTAGGACCAAGTGGGAATAAACATTAAACCAATGAATTTCATATTTTTACATGAATAATTTGGACAATAGAATAGTCTTTCGTACATTTGTAATGAACAAAGAGGCCCTGCGAAACCCCTTTGCCGACGGTAAGATTGTATTTACAAGCTTATGGGACTATTTGACACAATCACTGTATTTGCAGTCGTCCCGTCTTTTATCGGTAAGTGAACCGACCTTTATGTTTGTAGCTCCGGAAGGATTCGAACCTTCAACTCGATTTTTAGGTAAATCATTCTATCCAATTGAACTACGGAGCTTAAGGACTGACCTCACCAGTCCTTTTATTTATTTATTAATTTGTATACATATTTATTACCGTCTACAAGCCGACCTGAAATTACACCTTCCTTTTTAAGGATATGGATATAATTACGAGCCTTATTACTTATTAGTTTATGGTCTTTATTCGGTTCCTTCTCTTCTAAGGCCTTCGTAAGATCAGCAACATAGAATTCTTCCCCAAATCCCTTTATCAAATTGATGACTTGGGATTTTACATCAGTACGCCTTTTATTAAATTTAGTCCTCTTCATTCTTGGTTCATTGGGACTATCTTTCTTTGTAGGAATACCTATACCTTGATAAATCTTAATAAGTCCCTCAATATGGACAAGTTCCTTACGAAGTTCATCGCGTCTACTAATTAATGTGTTAAATAAATTGGCATCCATATCTTTAATTTTTTATAGTACAAAAATACGCAATATAAACGAGATTTCCAAATATATTTTAGACGCGTTGTATAATAATTATTAACAAGACGTGTTTATAACTGATAATCTTGATTTTAAATAAATAACAGCAGCTAATACGGACAATGGGTAAGTTGTTTGTCACGGTTTTTGCTTAACTCCCTGATCATCAAATGTTAAATAATGTGAAATTGAGGAAAATAAGCATGATTAATATTGCTTAAAGAGCAATATTGATTATCTTTATTGTGTTGAGATAAACACACAAAAACAAAGACATGACACTGAAAACCGCCTCCCCAGAATTGATCGCCAGAATCCTAAACCTGATGAACGAAGCGAACTTCCTGCTCATAACTGACAGAGATGCTGAAGTGATTAGTCACAACCTGCTGAATAATGGCCCAGAGCACATATCAGAATCTGACATCTCACAGGAAATTGATGCATACTACAACAACTAACCCAGACGGACATGACAAAAGAACTCGAGATCAAGACACTAACTAGCCTCTGCGAAGCTGACGGCTATTTCGCTGAATACTTCAAAAAAGACTTGGACCAGATGACAGCCAATATCAGGAATGACTTTCCGATTGAGACAGCCACCAAATTTTACTCTGAAGCCGAAGCCAAAGACGAGCTGATCGCAGTTGCGAAGACTGAGGGTAAGGAGAAGAAGGAAGACCTCTGTCGTTTTATGCTTCTGATGGCAGACCAGCTTGATGACAGAGACTTGGATGAGAGGGTTGAACAAGAACTGGGGAAGGCGGCAAAAATCAAGATGCAGAGAGGTCTGGGCCTCCAGCTAAGCCAGGAAGACATAGATTATTTAATAAGCAGACTTTAACCGATAAAAGACAATGGAACTCACAGGGATAACAGTAGGAGTATTCAGGGAAGTTGACTTCCCTGATTGCACGGCAAACGGCATCACTTCAAAAGTAAGCAGGATCTTGCTGGTTGACGACTCAATAGAGGGACCTTTCAAGGTTGGGAAAGACGAAGTGTATCTGGTACTGGTCAGGTGTAACATCTGCGGCAGGGAGTACATTCATGCTGAACACAGAAAAAAAAGCTTTGAGATGAGAGGGGACCGATACGGAATGTTCGGAGGCAATTTTATCTACACTAGTGACAGCCGGTTCCCCAACTCCTACCCTATCCCGGTTCATGACCGCTTTGAGACACCGGAGGAATACGAAGCATTATCACGATAACTAAACCCGATAAAGACAATGGAACCAATAAAAAGAGGGATGAAGCTCGGCAAGCAAACCGGGTCATTCTTTAACTGGATGATGAGTAAGAACCAAAGCATACCAGTAGTGGGTGCAGGAGCAACAATCTTGCTCTGGACTGACCGACATGCATATGAGGTAATAGAGGTAAACGAGAAGGAGAAAAGCTGTGTAATCCAGCGATATGCTCCCAAGAGAACAGACGAATTTGGTATGTCCGACTCACAGGTGTATGAGTATGAGGAGTTGACAGACGAAAAATTCTCCCTGTATTACAAGTGGGGTGGCTGGAAGTCCAGGCGAGACATGGTGACCTTTACTGAGGAAGCACTGGAGAAGTACGGAGACTCAGGACCAGCACTCCATGAAGCTTACAAGGCAGCTGGCGGAGAATATGCCGGAGACATCTACATCAAGTCCATCATTCCGGGATTGACAAAGCCTAGGGTCGAGTGGAACAACGTCAGCATCCTGTTCGGAGTCAAACGAGAGTATTACGACTATTCATTCTAAAACCAAAACGATATGCAGAAAGCACTATTCAAAGACGGAGATACGGTTCAGTACCGGGGCGAACGAAGGGCCGACTCTGGGACTGACGGAAAGTCATTGCAGCCTCTAATATATCCCGGCATGTTTGCTACAATAACCAAAACGAAAGCCCCAGACAAAGGGCGTGGATTGGTCCGATTGAATTCAGACGACTTTGTTCTGGATGACGATCAAGACGGCTATAATGTTTACACGAATGAGTATGGCAACTCGGCAATTATCTGGCCCAGAGACCAAGCACAATGGAAACTAATCAAATAGCGATACAACCATGAAGGCAACAATAATGTACAGAAACAACTGGTTCGGCGGAGACGGCTGGACCTTCTACCCGGTAAAAATCGAGATCGCTGACAACTGCCCAGTTTGCGGTGCAAAGAGAGGAGAGCCACATCCCCGAAGCTATTGTGAAGACGGGGAATGGTATTCAGTTGACAACTGGGAAAATCCTTGCGGTCACATTGACTCTTACCAAATGGCATACAGGGAACATCTCAGGCTCAAAGAAACAAAGGGAGAAGATACCACCGTCACACCGTTTTTCAGATAGTAACCAACTCAAAAAACAGACCCAATGGCAACACTCAAAAAGACAACCGAAAAAGCAAGAGAAGTCGAACGGAAAATCTATGTCCTGTCCTTTCATGAAGGGCGGCGTTATTCTACCTATGGAGGCATAGGTTTACTGGATGCGTTTATGGAAATGCAGCGACATCTATATCATGGTCGCATGGTCGTTCTGATGGACAAAGATTCTGATTCGGAATGTATGGATAAGGAGATCAAAGACCGGGAACGTGTCTCTTATGAGTTCGCGAGGGAGTTTGCAAAAGTATTCTGACCATGAGCAAAATAGGACTATTGACCAACAAACAGTATCAGGTTGACGGGGGCTGGCATGCACCCGGAGAATATCTGAGGAAGTTCAAAAGCGTGAAGCAGGTAAAGTTTCTGGATACGACTTCATCTGCTGGCGATTGGAGTGGTCTTTTACTTCAGAAGCTAAGGAACCGGACCTATTTAATCGGTTTCTGTCAGGAAAACAACTTTCCCAGGGGAGGGTTTACTCTTTACACCGGGGATATCGAAACGACTTTTGAGGGAGATATAACACCAGAACAATATGCCAGCATCCAGAATACCTTTTGCGAGAGTTTCTACCTTTAACGGATGTGTTATTAAATGTTAAAACAGTAAAATAATATGTCTAAAATGTTGCTTATTAAGCAATTTTGTTTAACTTTATTATACACTAAAACCGAGAAACAATGACAGTAGGAGAATTAATTGAGCAGCTGGAGGGGTTTGAAGAAGAACTGGAAGTGAAACTGGCTTTCCAGCCTAACTACCCCTTTGAATATGAAGTCGGAGACATTGCCCCGGCGGGAGACAAGGTGTATATCGGTGAGGCTGGGCAGATAGGCTACCTCTCTGGAGAAGCTACAGAGGCACTGGGATGGAGCAAGTAAATATTAAACCGTAATTATAAACCACTAAACCGAATCAAAATGAGTGAATTAAAAAGAATCTTAATGAGGCGTGACAACCTGACATCTGCGGAAGCAGACAAACGTATTGCCGAAGTCAGGGACCGCATAGGTAGCGGTGAAATCGGCATCTGTGAAATGGATGACATCATGCTGGACGAATTCGGTCTGGAGCCTGATTATCTTATGGATCTGTTAGACATTTAAGGAGGTAGAGACATGGGAGAAATGGCAAAATACAAAGGCGAAGCGGTCAAGATAGGGACCTGCGAAATGATGTACTACCTAAGATATGAGGACCGGAATCTGGTAACAGCGATGCCGAATAACGTGGACCCGATGGATTCAAAGGGTCTGTTCTTCAGGCTCCCACTGCCAGAGGAAGACGGGATCGGACCCGGAGGATATAATGGTCACCAGCCATTCCGGGGAGGGCCAAATGAATATTATATAAGCCCATACGCTTGTCGCCTAGATAATTTGCACCCCTCTTTTGCGGATGTGTGGGAGAATCCCGGACTGGTCCAGACAACAGTCCAACAGCTGGGGATGCTGGTCAACCTCAAATGTTATCATGGGCTAAAGCTAAACGAGGACTCTGAGGGAGCCAAATTTGGCTGGAACGGTAAGCATGACGGACTGTCCCTATCTTACCTGAAAGACTCTGGGCAGGAACTTCGGGTTGTGGTCAGCTGTGTCGCCTGTA